TCAAGAGACGAGTATATAAAAACTAAAAACCTCTTCAAGAGAATGAAACTCGTTGATGAGGTTTATAATGATGTTACTAATTTTGACAGGTTTATTATTCCAGATGGAGTTAGACCCGATCAGGTTGCCTTAGAATATTATAAAGATGAAGAACTGGACTATGTTATCCTAATAACTAATAATATTATTAATCTAAGGGATGAGTGGCCACTAGGAGGAGAAGACTTCTATAACTTCATCTACAGAAAGTATGGTCAAAACAATATTCAAAACATTCATCACTACGAAACAACTGAATTAAAAGATACTAATGATAAGTTAATAGTTCCTGAAGGTAAATGGGTTGATTCTAATTTTACAATTTATTTAAATGGAGTTTCAGTAAATCCAGTAAAGAGTGTTTCTAACCTAGCATATGAATTTGAAGAAAACAATAAAAAAACTGAGATTTATTTGTTAAAACCTCAGTTCTTAGGATTGTTTATTAATGATTTAAGAACAGCATATAAGTATACTGTTTCTTCTCAACGAAGAAATGCAAAAACAAAGAGAGGATCTTATTAAGCCTCAGCAAGTTTCTGGAACTTTGCCATAATATCGTCAAGGTCATCATCATTTGATGGTGTTGGTATCGCAGGTGTCTCAACCTTTTGATGTAAACCTTCACTATAGTCTTCTAGTTGACCTCTACTATCATCTTCATCAGCAACTTCAGGATCAGGACGACGCACTGCTCCTTCTAGACCTAAAACAGTCTTCATACGTTTTTCAAGAACTGCATAATCCTTGAACTGATCTGCACCAATGATCTCTGCAAGTCCATGTTCTTTCTTCCAGATTGCTTCCATAGCATCATCATCGTCTAAAAGTGGACTAACAGCAGCAAACTCAGAAGAATCATAGTTCCAGTAACCTGCAACTTTCTTGATCTTCAGTTTGAAGTTAGCACCTCTCCAGAAATCGAAAGGATCAATTGCTTCCTCATCTTCAAATTCAGGTTGCATAGAAGCAAGGATCTTATCATAGATCTTCTTACCAAATTTGAATAAGAATACACCACCCTCATTTTCAGGGTTAGTAGGATCTTTCACTACATAGATGTTTGCGTAGTAAGAGAGTTTACGTTTCTGACTACGGGCAATTTCTTTATTAGCATCAGTACCACTATTCCAAAGTTCGGAATTGTACGCAGATACAGGATCTTTACCACCAAGAGTTGTCAAGGAGTTTTCAATATACCATCCACCAGGACCTTTAAATGCGTGAGTATATAACTTTACGAATGGCATATCTTCGCCATCGGGTGCAGGTAGGAATCTGATAACAGCATAACCGTTACCTGCTTTATCTACTTCAGGTTTCCATAAGCGATCATCGCCAGAACCACCCTGAGAAGATTTATTTTGTTTTTCTATTTCTTTTACCAGTTTACTAGTAAGAGAACCAAGTTTAGATTGTTTTTTGAGATTTGAAAAAGACATTAGATTTGGCCTGTGTTTTTTTGTACGGATTTAGTTATTATAGTGGATAATTGGTCAGATGTCAAGTCCATTGGTTTTGATCACTCGTATGAGTGTCTCATCCATTGTGTCGAATACTTCTGACATGCTTGTGCCTTCAGGAAATCCAAGCATCATTGCTGATTGTTGGATCTTTTCTTTAAGTGCAATTGCTTCAGGATCGTCTGTTAAACTTAGTCTTGCATACATAATTTTTTGTTTTTCAATAAGACTACGCAACTTGTCAATATGATATTCTTTGTCACTTTCATTAAATGTCCGATAAGTGAAGAGAGAATTGTATATCTCTTCTTGAATATCAGTAATTTCTTTCAAGGACTCTTGTACGATTTTAGAATCGAAAAACTCACTCATTGACTTGTTGCCTCCTTTAGCATTTTTTGACACGAAAACACATTAATATTTAGGAAGGGAGTATACTTTTTAATTTTTAAACTTACGGTTTCCCATACAGGATCTTTTAGTTTATTATCAAAATAAGGAACAAAATTAAGAATCTTGTTCATAATAACCAGAGTCTCCAAGTTAATTCTACCAGATAAGTATTTTTTTAGCAATGTTGGATGACCTCTACACTCCATCACACTTTTAAAGTCTTCAGTATCAAATAATATCTCTAGATCTCCTTTATAATGGTAAGCAAGACTTTGATTGATTTTCAACCATGTATTATAATTAGTTTCACCTTCTTTGATAATTTGACCAATCCAAACTGATTGTGGATTAGACGGATAAACAAAGTTTGATACAAAGTATTCTTTAATCTCACTATCAGTTTTCTGGCGAGACATTTTCTCAAAAAAATACTTATCTTTCCTTCTATTAAAAGAAGACACAGATGCTGAAGTAGCACCATGATATCGGAAATAATCGTATGTAGGTTGAGTGAAGTGTTGTTTGATCGCTAAGTATGTTTTGTAGCAATCAAAAGCAGTCATAGAGGTAGTTTTGCGTGGCTTGTTTTCTTTAGAAAATTCAATTGCGAGGCATCCCATCTTAATTTTTCTTTCAGTGGTTTAGATACTAATTTTGTCACAGAATCAACCTCAATTTCATTCTTTTCACAAAATAAAATAATTGCGTCAATGTAATTGACTTTCTCCTGTGTAGCAATGGTTTCAATTTCAAGAGCAAAACTCTGTTTGCACATGAATTTTTCTTTTAGGACTTCATCTAGGGTTTCTTTAGGCATATTCTTTTAGTTTGTGTTTGATGAATTCTTGGATGTATTGGATTAATTCTTTTATATACTTTGATTTGTCGCGTTCGATATAAACTTCACAGTCTCCATCTTCACATGCCATGATAATAACAAACTTTTTTACAGTAATTCCAGTAAGTTCATACAACATACATGCATATGCACAACACTGTACGAAATAGTGGTCAATCCACTTTCGCGGTTTGGGTGATTTGGAAGTTTTGAAATCAATAATAGCAAGTTCACCATCATATTCTGCTATACAGTCAACAGTTCCAGCAATGCCAAGTTCTTTGCTGTACATTGATGACTCTAATGCATGAATATTAGTAATACTATCCAGAAAAGGTTTTGCTACATTGAATAACAATTTGGAGATAGGTAATACATCTGTAGGTGCTTGCTCATTTTTTAAATAATACTCTGTAAGAGTATGCATATCAGTACCACGACTTGTAGCCGCTTTTGTGATACGGTCAGCTTCTACATTACCAACCCTTTTTCTCCACTTTGCAAACGTTGCTCTATTCTTATGACTAGTAACAGAGGTTATGGACACTAAATCTAGCATCTCACCACCATCTTCTACTTGGTAATATCTGACTCCATCAACCGTCTTACGACTAAGTTTAGGAAGATTCAAATTGACATGATTAAACATTGAGTATTTAAATATTTAGGGCAAGTTTAGTAGCGATGTATTTTTTGACTAAACCAGACCTGACAATATCGTCTACTCCAAACTCAGTGATTCCAAACTCATCTTCCATATTACGGATGATTTTAATAAAGTCTAGAATACCATTTCTTTCGTAAGTTTTAGTCAAGTCAGATTGTGATGCGTCACCACATAACATAATTTTGGTGTTTTCACCAACACGAGTTATTATACTATCAAGTTCGTGAAAATTCAAGTTTTGGCATTCATCAATAATCAAAATTGCATTATCAAATGTTGTACCACGAATAAAACTAGTAGACCAGAATGAAATAGTTGCTTGTGCTTTAAGATTACCATACAACATTTCAAAATCTGCGTCTGATGGCATCTCAAACATATACTTTACCATATTCTTATAAGGAATCTGATAAAGAGCAGATTTATCTTCATGATCTCCTGGTAGAAAACCAATTTCACGAGTAGAAACTAAAGAACGAACAATATAAATTTTTTCATAAGGTGTTCTTTCATTTAAAACTTCTTTCAGTGCATTATACAGAACAATAAAGGTTTTTCCTGTTCCTGCTGCTCCGTACGCAAAGATATTTTTACCTTTTTTATAGTTATCAAAGAGTTTTTCTTGATTTTCTGTAAGAGGTTTTATGTCAAGTAAGAAATCAGAATTAATTGGTTTCTTTCTCTTCATTTGTTTAGCCGTCATTCCTACTCCAATTGGAGAATCTTTTTTTCTGGGCATGTGTTTAAGAAATTTTCTTTACTTTAGATCCTGGTGATTTTGATGCTCTTTCTAGAACTTCATTCCATCCTGGTTTAGAACGGATTAGTTTATTTTGCCAATCTCCAACCTCTCCAGGTTGAGGACAAGTTGATGGATCAGACCAGTCGCGTTTCCAGTCTGGGTTGTCTTCACACCACTCTGTCCATTTAGTGATGCTCATTACGACTTCTTTTTGTTCTCCAGTTTCTTTATGAATAACAGGATACGTTGCCATACTTTTCCTTAGGTAATTTATTTATCACCACTCAAGAGCGGTTGCAATATCAGGGAATTGTTCCTTGAATATTACTCTGACTTCTTCTGCAATGTCCATGTGCTCTTTCTGAGTTCCATGTGCAGAACGAAGATCAATATAATGAATCCACGATCTCACAGAACCTTTCATATAGAGTCTGGTGGGAGTTGCCAATGGTAATACAAAACGGGCAGATTCTTTTGCGACACCAAGTTCGAGCATCTGTGCATATAGTGCCTCAGCAGAAGAAAACAAAGTTTTCATTTGTACTTCTAGTTTCTGCTTTGTAAATTCATCAAGATCATTAGTAGAGTTCTGACGATTCTTGACATCCTGTTTACGAAGTTCTGGAGTTTTAATTTCTCCCAAATTATTCGTATCAGCATATCTTTGTGAGAACTCTTGATATGTAAATGAACGGTGACGCAACACCTGAGCAGCAAGACCACGAGTGGTATTGATTTCCAGCGTCATATCTGCTTGCTCAAAGATACTCCAGTGTTTATGATTAATACAATACTTCAAAAGACCAGCAGAAGTATCAAACTTAGTTTGATTGTTTGGGTTACTTACACGAGCACAATAAGTAATAACTTCTTGGGCATCTTTGCCCTCAAGTTCACCTGCTCCTTTAGAAACAGATATTAGTTTAACATTACTCATCCGAATCCTTTACCTCTCGTTAAGTTTTTTTCTCGTTCTTCTGCTTCTCGCAGTTGTTCTTTAAGATACTCCATTTCCTCAATATTATAATTGAAAGGTTGTTTGAGTGCCTCTTTGATATTTTTGATTAACCATTTGTTTTCATCCATATCAATCTGGGTAACCATCGTCGTCACCTAAAACTTCATCATAACTTGCGTAAGTATCTTTGGGTGGATTAATACTAGGAACGTATGATTCAGTATCTGAATAAACTTCAGATTCTAATTCATCAACTACCTCTTTAAGTGCCATGAGAAGAACTTTTAATTTTCCTTTATTCATGTTGATTACTTTTCAACTAATTATAACACAAAAAAAGAAGGGGTACAACCCCCTTCGTTTTATTTTCCGTACAGAAACTGAACTTCAGCAGTTATGATTGTGAGAAAGACAGCAGATGCTATGCATATCTCAAGAATTTCAATCACTTAAGACTTGTAAGTTCTTTTTCTTCTCTTACACCACGGTAAGATAAATCGACCTTGTTAGTCTGCTTTGCTTTGTTTCTGTTTGTGTCATATGCGACACCACGGTATGTGACTTGTGCCATCGGTTTACTCCTAAAGTAATTGGATTTTTAGCCCCGTTCCTTTAGTCGTTTGCGTCCCTACAATCCAAACCTTGCCTATCGGCAAAGTCATAGTATAAGTCTATTACTTCCTGTCTATCTTTATCGCTAATGTCTGGATAGACTTTAGCACGATTGACAAGAGTATCAATGTCTGTACAACTAACAGTAATGATAGTTGTGGCAATTAAAGTTTCAATCATAAGGGATGAACGTACCCGTTCCGCGACTTACTTGCGTCCAATCTGCCAAGTCCCGCAGTCTTTATCTGATACTTTGGTATAGAAGTAATCTATAAGATACTCCTTAGCATCAGGTGTGTGTTTCTCATCGCTGAGAATCTCAACCCTTGCTTCGTTCCATTCCTGACATGACATTTCCCAATGGGTTGGGTCATGTTCAGCAAATAGAAGTACCAGTAGTGCTAGACTATGCATTTGGATGAACGTAAAGGTATGTTAGCATACCCACACTATATAGTCAACTAACTTTGTAAAGTTTGATACAATTTAGGTTCGTGTTTCCGTAATAGCTTTGCATATTCCACATCTTGGTCAGTATACAAATTAGGATTTTCTTTCGCTCGTTTTATTAAGATTTTTGCTGCTTTTCTACTCTTCATATAGGTATTTATACGTTTTCTTACCTAATGAGAATGATTATCTAGTTCAATACTAACTCTTTCTATCTTGTTATAGTTATTATGTAAATCATTACGTAATTCAATATCATCTTCTTCAGTTCTCAATAATCTAAGAGAGAGTGAATTAATTTCATCTTCACGATCAGATAATCTAGTATGTAGTTCTTGTACTTTATCTTTTAACATCACTATATGAGTTTGTGCTTCTTCCATCTCTTTATTAGAAGATTTAAGTATTTCAAAAAGGTCATTTATCAATTCTTGCAAATCCACCATTTGTTTGGTTTCTGGATTTTCGTATTTTCTGTATACGTAAGTCATAATGATACTTTATAATGAATTATTTATGCGACCCTCTGGAGCAAAAAAATGGCGGAATTTTTTTCCCGCCTTTTTTGGATTTATTTTTTCTTTTTGGTTTGACCTTTTTGAGAGTACCTCCAAAGAGTTGGACTGATATTACCCTGTCCAAAGTCAAATGATTTCACGACACCTGGTCCAAAGTAATCATAGTACATGTCAAAAATGTCACGACGTTGACCTCTAATAAGGTCACGAGAAGTAGTACCACCAAATTCATAGGTGATAATCACTGCATCAGAAGGTTGTTTTTTATCTTGCAGTTGCTCAGGAGTAGCATTCTCTAAAAGAAGTTCACACGAGTACCTCTTCTGGAGTTTACTTTTCTCATCTTGAGTCCACTTATCTGGGATCTTATCCCCAAGATCTTTCTGGGAAGGCTTGCTTGACGACTTCGTAGGTGAGTTTGAATTTTTCTCCAAGTTTTTTATCCTTTGATAAACAAATAATTTCTGCTTCATCCTCGTTTAAACCCTCAAGAAGTTGAATGAACAACATTTCTCTACGATTACGAGTCAATGTTGGATCTCCACCTTTGCAGAATTTGTAGAGATTACGATACTCATGAATTAAACGTGTATGCTCAGTTCCTTTTGGAGCATCATTGGGGGTATAGGGAACCTCACCCTCAGGAACTGCTGACTCAATGTTAGGGTCATAATTCCATACAAGAACAGCAATCAATCCTGGATTTGTGGATCGTTCCTGTAGTATTTCAATCTTTTTTGCTACACTTCTTTGTTTTGAAACCACTTCTAGGATTTCAGAGACAAGAGCATCTTTAGGTAATTTTGTTTTTGTTTTTGTTGGCATAATTAATCATCTAATGGTTCAATGTCTTCGCAATTATCAAATTTAAATGCGATTAGTTGATCTGTTAACAGATTTCCATGTTCGTCATACATTAGTTCTGGATGCATTGTATATGTTTCCTCTTCTTCAGAGTCTTCATTATTTTCATGGTAGGTAAACATATATTCTCTTGCTATCCATCCTAGCATAGTTCCAACAGTTAATGCAATAATAGAAACGATGGAACCAATGGTAAGTGCTGCAATGGGATCTAACATTTGAAACTCCTTGAACTTTTTACTCTTCTATCTTTGATAGATTTAAAGAAACTTTAAAGTAAAACTTAATTTCTCTTCGGAGAAAAGAAACAGTTTTATCCAAGACTACTTTGAAAGTCTCTGGTTTTGGTTTTGGTTGTTCTTTTTGTTTACCTCCATTGAGTAATAGCTCAATACCTCTATTTATCTCGATGTCAGACAATGTTTTTTTCCCGTAAGAATTTGACAGTTTCACTACAACCACCGATGATTTCCTCATCCATGATCACCCTTGGAAATGTAGAACCTTCACCGAACTTAGAATAGAATTCTTCTCGGTTAAAGTCAGTTCCCAATTTATAGACAACATGTTGCAGTTCTGCTAATTGTAGCACCTTTTCTACTTTATTGCAATAGGGACATCCATTTTTAGAATAAACTTTAAATACCATTCCAAAAAGTATCTTGAGGTGTCTGCATGTTTCTTGATATCATAAACAGACTTACATTAACCAAGAACCATATTAGATTCGTGACCCATGCTTGTCTCCAACAGTATCTTCTATTGGTCTGTACAATATACATGTGCCTTTCGTTCAGTGTTGAGTCAACAGATAAAGGACGGAATTTTAACCACTGTTCTAACAGTAATGATATTACAAAACCAATTGCAAAGACATAGAATAATAGGTTCAATAAACCTGCACTAGCGAGTAAAAAACTAATCATCGTGGTCGTCCCATGGGTCTGTTAAATTTTGATTTGCGAAAAATCCTTTGTATACTCCATATCCTCCCAACAGTATTGTAATTACTGCAATTGAAATAGGAAATGTAATATTGGGATCAAGATTGTAATGCGTGACTTGAATAATGTACCTCATAATATTTAACGATTCCATTAGTGTTCATGTTTCCCATGGAAATCCAATCATGAGCACACTGGTATATCGATTGATTAGTATACTTGGATTTTCTGCTGGTGTCAAGTTGACTACCGTAATTTTTCAATAGAACGCTTAGTGACTGTGCCCTGACAGACATACGATCATTAGAATAGCGTTTGCTCATACTCTTTTTCTTTTTATCTTAAGAATTGACATACCTACCATTAAACCTATGACCATACCTAGAGTTGCAACTGCAACACCTGTGCTGAATACGAATTCAGTTGGAATCATTGGTTGTGTTTCCCAAGTGCCTGGTAGTGTATACACTGATGGGTTTGATGCGAATACCATTTTAGTAAATGTTTTCTTTATCTATATTATAGCAGTTAAAATTTGACTTTGCAAGTAAAGTTTCATTAATCAAGTGCGTCTAATTTATTATGCTTTACAGGTCTGTGATCTTTCATTCCACCATGGTTACCATCTCCTGGTAGTTTACCATATGCAAGATACTCTAGTGCTTGCATTGACCCTTCTAATCTTTTTAAGTCAGTTTCGTTTTTGACATACTCTTCATACCATCCTTTTAATTCATCTTGTCTGGAAGCGAGTTGCATTGTACGCTTAGTGAAGCGTTGAATTAATTGTTCGTAAGTTTCAGTTGTTTTCATTGTAAAACCAAGTTGTAGTTTACTACACACCTAACATTATTTATGGGTTGTTCTGCGGTGTGATATAACCCTCCATCAAATATAACAACCCTTCCTTGTTTAGGTGTAACTCTTTCTTTTATAGTATATTCATCTGATTTTGTTTTTTCATTGTATATGATTGTATCACCATCACTATCACAAACATAATATAAAACAACTATATGTTTATGTCCTTCATATAGATCTATATGTGGAGTATCTACGTCACGATTTCTTAGGTTAAGTGGGAGTTGTAAAAAAGAACGACCTTGAAGTACATTTACTTCAGTAGTCCCCATTCCTTTAAGTGCTCCTCTTTGAAGTAGTGGTGCAAATAATTCATGGAATTCACTGTCAATACTACCTGTTCCATCGTCTTCATAATACACATATGAATGAGTAAATGCTGGTCTACGTTGACTATAATTTTCGTACTTGATTGCCTGACCATTGTGAATATCCATTTCATCACTATATAAATGATCTTCATTTGAAGGATTAGACACAGTAACATCATCAAGAAATAACCAAGAAAATTCATTACCTTTAAATCTTTCTTCACCAATCAATATACTTTTAATTTGTTCTTGATAATCTGTACTAATAAAGTCATCGATCACAAGAACTTCATGTTCTTTAATCATTGTCATCAAAGTAATTTTCACAAGAGCAGACAAGGTTACGATCTCCGTAAACATTGTCAATTCTAGACACTGCTGGCCAGAATTTATTATCTTGATCAGCAGGATATGCTGCTTGCTCCCGACTATAATTATACACCCATTGCGATGAAGTTACAACCCTTGCAGTATGTGGAGAATTTTTAACTATCTCAGGAAGAGTAAAGATCTCTCTTCCTATCTTTTCCATGGCATCTACAAATCTTTGCAACTCATCTAGTGACTCTGACTCTGTAGGTTCTACCATCATAGTTCCTAACACTGGCCATGATAGTGTGGGAGCATGGAAACCATAATCCATTAGTCTCTTTGCCACATCCTCTGCGGTTACTGGTAATGAACGACAATCAAATATACATTCATGAGCAACCCTACCATTTGCACCTTTATATAATACTTTAAATGAATCAATTTTATGTGCCAACCAATTAGCAGATAGTAATGATATTTCACTTGCCTTTCTTAATCCATCAGCACCCATCATTCTTATATACATCCAACTAATAGGAAGTATGGATGCACTACCTTGAATTGCTGCTGACACTCTTTGTTTCATAAAAGGAATAAGATGTTCTGCAACACCAATAGGACCTACACCAGGACCGCCACCACCATGAGGAATACAGAATGTTTTATGTAAATTTATATGGCATACATCAGCACCATACTCACAAGGTTTTGCTAATCCAACTTGTGCATTTAAGTTTGCACCATCAAGGTATACCTGACCACCATTCTCATGAACAATTCTACAGATGTCTTTGATAGTTGGTTCAAATACACCATGAGTTGATGGGTATGTAATCATGATACAAGAGAGTTCAAACGTATTCATTATTGCTTGCTTTTCTAAATCTTTCATATCAATGTTACCTTCATCATCACATTTGATAGGAACTATTTTCATACCTGCCATAATAGCACTAGCAGGATTAGTTCCATGTGCACTCGTAGGTATCAAACATACATTCCTCTTATCATCACCATTACTTTTATGATATTCTTGTATTGTAAGAAGACCTGCATACTCACCTTGTGAACCTGCATTTGGTTGTAAACTTACAGCAGCAAATCCTGTAATATCACACAACCAATCTTTTAAATTTTGCATGATTCTTTGATAACCAAGAGTTTGATTTTCTGGTGCAAATGGATGCATGTTAGCAAACTCGTCCCAACTTACAGGCATCAACTCTGCTGCTGAATTTAACTTCATGGTACAACTACCAAGTGGCATCATACCATTTACTAATGAGAAATCTTTAGATACTAACTCATTAATATATCTCATCATATTAGTTTCACTCTGATACTTGTTAAATACTTCTTGTTGTAACCATGGTTTGGTTCTTTCTGGAACATCAATCCATTTGTATTCTCCAACTGCTTCTACGATATGATCAATCGTATCATTTTGATTTATTAAATCTTTCTGTGAATTAATTAGAGTTTGTATCTCATCAAGAGTTGTTAGTTCATCTAAACTAATAATAGTATGGTCATCTTCATAGCGAACATTAAATCCATCAACTGAAAGAAAACTTTTAAATCTTATTGTATCAAAACCTTCAGTATCATCAACTTCTATTCCCATCCATTTGAATGCTGTTAGTAACACTTGTCTATATTTTAATATTCTATTTGCTATTCTTTTCAGACCTTCCGCACCGTGATAAGCAGCATAAAAACCTGCCATATTTGCGAGGAGTGCTTGGGCGGTGCATATATTGGACGTTGCTTTGTCTCGTCTTATATGTTGTTCCCTTGTTTGCAACGCTAGTCGTAGTGCTTTATTACCTTGACTATCTACCGACTGCCCTACAATTCGTCCAGGAATCTTTCGTTTATATTTCTCAGTGGTTGCAAAGAATGCTGCATGAGGTCCTCCAAAACCCATAGGAATACCAAACCTCTGCATACTACCAACTGCAATATCAAATCCCCATTCACCTACAGGTTGCATGAGAACCTGTGCGAGTGGATCAACAATCGCAATCTTCATACATTTACAAACCTCAGCTAATCTTAATAATCCGTTACGATGTCTTAAATTACCATGACTATTTGGTAATTGTACAATAACTCCAAATGCATCAGCAAAGAAAGCTATTGGTATAGATTCATCATAATCTATCAGGACAATATTGATACCTAATGGTCTTGCTCTTGTTCGTAATACTTCTAATGTTTGTGGAAATATTTTACTATCAACTATAAAATCTTTTTTCTTACTTTGACTATGTGCAAGTAACATTGCTTCTGCTGCTGCAGTTCCTTCATCTAACAATGATGCATTTGCAACTGGTAATCCAGTGAGTTCTGTAATCAGTGTTTGATAATTAAATAATGCTTCTAGTCTACCTTGTGATATCTCTGCCTGATATGGT